ACTGGCCACGATTCGCGGGCACCGTTAATACCCGTTCCGGCCACTTGCTTATAGCCGTCACCAAACTGAGCCTCCATGGTGGACACCGTCAGTTCTTCCGAAGCCCCTGTTCTTACGCACCATCCAAATTCGTCAATTGCCATACTTACCTCTTGTAGAGCAGGCCGCCGGGAGACATTTGTTTTCCTGCCCAGTCATTGATGGTTTTTTTCATCATTCCTTCCAGCTGTTTGGCTGCATCCGTGGTATTTGCCGTGCTGGTTTCTCCTGCTCCGCCGCCTTCGATTGTGATCGGAACGCTAACTGAAATGCTCGGGCCACTACTGGAACTGCGGTTGATGGCGGGAGTGGGGTTGCTCCCGGTGCGCATTGAACCTACGAGGCCACCGCTGGCATAGCCGCGCATCATGTCGTAAAGGTTTTCCACGCCGATTCGCTCAGTCGCTTCTTTGGTGAAGACAAATTCCCCTTTATGCACAATACCCGCCGGGTCGAATTTGCCCCCCTGCCCGGTGTAGCCGCCTCCATCGAATCCGCCAGCATAAGCCTGATAGCCGGTGCTCATACCTAACGCGCCGGTAGAACCGGCCCCAGCAGCTGTCCCGCCCGCCGCCGCACCTCCCGCTGCACCACCCACGGAGCTCACGAACCCACTGATAAGATTTACAGCTGCCATCTGAAGACCGATTTTCACAATCATCGACAGCACTGAGGTCATCCAGTCCTTCCAGCTGGCTTTGTTGCCGATCAGCATGTCCGCGACATTGTCCAGGGCGCTCCCCAGACCATTGCTCACTGCGCTTGCTGCTGATGCCGAGTAGTTAGATGACTCATCCAGCCAGTTGGCCAGGCCATCACTCATGCCGCTCATCCAGTCTGACTGCATCGCATCAACGCTTTTGTAGTAGTCTTCCTGAATGCTCAGTCGCTCGCCCATTGCGCTCTTAAGCGCGCTGGATTCTGAGTCGTAGAGAGATTTGGTAATATCACCTGACTGGTATGAAAGCTGAAGCTGGCGCTGCTGATCCAGAAAGCTGCGTTCGATGCTCAGCCTTTCCTTCATTCTGTCGCGCTCTTTGTCACCAAGCCCGGCTCCCTGAACGTCAACATTCAGGTCTTCGCGGGCGTTCTGATTACCGGCCCTGAGGTTAGCGGTAAACTCAGCTACTTTCGCCATCTCAATGTTGGCCTTTTTAACTGCGTTCAGGCGGTCAACCTCAGCAGCAAGCCCTGCCAGCCTCGATTTCTGTGCTTCGTTAATGCCTGCCAGTTTCCCGTCAGCAATATCGAACTGCAGCTTCTGGGCCTCTGTTACTTCAGCCGTCTTTTTACCGGTGGTATCAATCAGGGCAATCTGCCGCTGGTAGCTCAGTTCCAAAGACTTAAATGCGCTCTCCAGTTTTTTAGCGTTAGCATCCGGCTTGGTTTTGCCGTTAGTGCCTCCCGCTGCCAGGCTGAAATCCATCAGGCTATCGGCGGTGCCAGCCCCCACAGAATCAGCAATTTTTATCGGCTTCTGCTTAGTCAATTTATCGCGCTGCTGATAAAGAGTTTCCAGCTCAGCGTTTACGGCTTTGATGCTGTCGTCCTTGCCGGTGATCCAACCGAACATCGACTGGCCGGAGCCATACGTATCGTTGGATCGGCTGCTCTGGTTCTTCTCCAGCCAGTTTATGCGCTCCTGCACCTGGCTGGGGTTGTTCATGTCAATATTGCCGCCCAGCGCAGCCATGCGGGTATTTGAGTTCGTGGCAAGTTTGCCTGCACCCGCTGCAGCTTTGACGAGCCAGCCAGCAAGCTGAGCAACCTGGCTGACGAGCTCAACAATACCCTGCAATACAGCCGGGTCGGTCAGCACCTTTCTTACTTCATCCAGTGAAGACTGGAGCGGGGAAAGGTCCACCTTTGCCAGTCCGCCAGCAATCTCCATTTTCAGGCCTTTAACCTGCGCTTCCATGTCGAGGAAGATGTCGTTGACCTTCACCAGGTCATCGATAGACGCCGGATCGGGTGCTACACCGTAATCCTTCGCGATACGGATAAACTTTTGCAGCTTTTCATTGTTGTTATCGAACAGCGGCAGCAGTTTTGACAGGTCGTTACCGAGGCTTTCAAGGATGGTTACCTTTCCCGCGTTGGTGCTGATTTTCCCCAGTGCTTCCCCGATCGCCAGCATCTGCTTGTCGGGAGATACCTTCGACAGTTTGTCAGCAGACAGGCCAAGAGCATTCAGCGCGTCAACGGCCTCGCCTGACTTATTCAGTACCGCGTCACCGATTTTGTCGCTGAGGTCTTTGAATATGTCAGCCATGTTATCGCCAGCCACGCCCGCACGCTCGGCGGCGAACTGCCAGGCCAGCAACTCCTGGGTCGACATCTTCAGTGACTTAGCCCACTGATCCGTGGATGCAATCTGCTGTGATGTGGATTTGAGAAGATTAAAGCCAGCAACGCCTACAGCGGAAGCGGTAGCAGCTGCTGCTGCACCAATCCCCGCCAGCGCGACAGAGGTCTTCTGTGCATCCTCCTGAACCTGCTTACCCCATTTCGCTGATGCTCTTTCCGCCTTGTCCATGCCGGAGACAAAACCGCCAACTTTTGCAACAAGGTCGAGCGTCAGTGTGCCAAGAGATTTACTGGCCATTGTGTCTCCACGTTTTTATCAGTTCCACTGAGCCATGGCATCTTCAAGGCTTATGGCTTCATTCTGTATGTGTGGTGCGAAGTCAGTAATTTTGTAAGGTGGGTCATTCTGGCCCCGGTTGACGTTGGCCAGCGTGCTGGCTATGAGCGCCGCACCCCACTCGGTACGCATCATCGGGTTCAGATTGCCGTAGGCGGCTCGGTACTTAACCCAGAGCTGGTACTCCCGGAAGCTGAGGTTTTCTCTGGCTTCGGCGATGGTTCTTCCGCCGATTCCATTGAGGACGAGCTCGCACCAGAATTCGTCTTCGGCGCTGAGTTGGTGGTCTTTCCCAGATCGTTCACCTCCTGAATGGCCACCAGGAGCGCGATAGTCAGTGCGCCATCGAGTGCGCCGCGATCGGGGTCAGCTTCGCCAGTAATGTCCTGAGGGGTGAAGACCGGATGGCCGTCTTCATCACAGATGCTGGCTGCAATACGACCGGCAATGCCGTCCACCTTGCCAACATGAGCCAGTACGTCAGATGTGGCGCTGTGGTAGCCCAGCGGTCGGATAAATACCGTGGCTGTAAATTCTTCTTCACGCTGCTTCCAGGTGATCTGTTTTTCCACCGGACGACCTGTGAATGCGCCGGATTTTTTCAGTGAATCGAGGGTCAGTTTCATGTGCTTTCCTGCGAGATAAGACTAGGCGTGACATGTCACGCCCGATTGTTGTTTAGCTGCCTGCGCCAGCCTTCGGAATCCACACGCCAGCACCTGAGCGCTGAATAGTGGCGGTCGTCTGCACAACCGTATTGGCCTGGAAGTCAAACGGGAAGTCAGCAACATAGCCTTTGAAGACATACCAGGTGCGCGTATCCGGCAGAATAAGGCCATCAACTGCACCAGATGCGCCAGCAGCGCCAACGGTTGGCTCGTCCTCGCCATCCGCCCAGCCGATAGCAAAGGTCAAATCATCCTGATCGGAAGATTCAGCCAGGTTACTGAGCATCAGGTGGCTGGCGTTTGCCGGATCAGCGTTGAGCGTTGCGGAAGCCTGTGCGGGAGTGCGGAGGCCCTTTTTGTAAGTGCGCGTGCTTCGCTCGCTCAGGCAGGTGTCCTCAATCTGATCGGCGGGGTTCCCGCCCGGTGAGAACGCGGTAATGCATTCGACCTCTCTGACCACGCCCGCGGCGAGAACATAGAGCTGAGTACCTTGTGTCACGACTGACATAGTTTTCTCCAGGTAATAAAAAACCCGCCGGAGCGGGTCTGTTGTTAAGGGTTTTTGTTATCGCAACACTATCCAGTCGACATCGAATGAATAGCGGTACCGTTTGGTTTCACTGTCCTGCTCCTGCTCACCCCATCGGGTGATATAGGCGCGTGGTTCAATAGCATCACGCAGCGCGCGCGCTACGGCTATCACTTCACTGTCGGTGTTGGCATAGATATCAACCTGCAGCGTATAAC